GTGGCGCGAACCAATCCGAGCCGCTCGAGACGCTCAGCGTCTAAGTATTCCGCTCGCCGCTCGCGAATCGCTTGCTCGATCAGCTGAACAGTATGCAACCCCGCAAGCTGTCTAGAGAACGGCTCGCCTGCAACACGGGCCTCATCCTCAAGGTGGAAATCTACGTCATAGTCCCGCCCCTCAGCATCGATGCCCTTGAAGCGAGCTCCAAGCCCCATCAGCTCAGGCCAGCAGCCGATAAGCCTAACCCCGATTCCGGCAAGTCGCGCGTTCACAGCCTTCGCTAGCTCAGCAAGCTCCCGCTCGCGCCGAGCAATCTCGTCAGACGCGAGCTCTTGACCCTGGAAGATTAGCTTCTGTCCGCCTTCAGCCCAATCGACTTGCGCATGGAGGGTATCGAGAACAGCGTCAGCCTCGCTCTTGACGATGCCGGGCGTCGGGCCGATGCCAGAATCATCAAGCATGTACCCACCAGAAAGATCCAGCAGGAGCCATGTAAGCTAATGCCTTTCGATAGTCATCCAGGAAATAAAGCTTACCCATCACGCTACCTTCGGAATCGGTAAGTCCGCCATTTTAGCGCTTCCAGACGGAGAAGAAAATGCCGTTAACCGCCGCAACGGTTACCAATACCCAACCATGTCCTTCGGGTTCTTTCAGTTCACCAGCACCCCAATTTTGTTGGGCGACGATGTACTCTGCGCCGTACGCCAGTCGCTTAAACCATCCGAGCATCACGCAACCCTCGGCGGTCGCCCAGGGCCTCTACGAATTGCCTCACCCAGCGGAACCGTGAAGCTGTCCGCCACAGTCAGGATATCGCACGAGCTGACCTGACTCCACGGCAGCAGCAGCGGCAGCGCACGCGAGTCATGCGTAGCAATCACGCCAAGCTCAGACGACTCGAGCCTCCAGCCTTGCTCGATGTCGAGTTGAAAGACCGATTGTGAGACATTGCGCCACTCGAGCTCGAGCCCTTTCGGATCGGCCAGCCGTACTTTCGAAAACTGCATTATTGTGCCTTTACCAAGGCCGGCCGGTCGAATGCCGACAGGTCCGGAGCCTTAACCTTTATCCGACGCGGCTCAATCGACAGAAGCCGGTGAGCGGTCTCGTCGATCTTCAATGCCGTGTAGGTGTCCGGGTCCGGAGACTTGCCCCTAGCCCTTGAGAGAGCCAGCGAGTGCAGGTGGTCCAGCCGGTCCAGTGCCATTGCCAGACGCTCCACCGGGTCCTCCACCCTGTCGATCTCGCGGAGAGACCGAAACAGTGGGCCACGGAGCTCGTCTCCGGTGAATAGTGATGGCTGAGGCACAAGCTCGCTCTGCCCTGCTAAGGGGGGATTAGGCGACAGAGGTGCTCGAGGGCGCTTAGCCATCACGGCTAGCTATGGCAGAAATCCCCAGCCCGGTCAAGCGGTCAGCGCTCAACCTTCGCGCAGCACCAGGTCCGATCGTTCGGATCGCCGCTAAAGCAGTCATACGCCTCATTAGCGAGCCCGGTGATGTTTTGGCCATCCAGGTCGGACGCCGTGCCTTCGGCGCATTGGTAGGTCACCGAGGCGGCATGGTGATAGGTCAGCGAGGCGCCGCAGTACTCGGCGGGCTCGGCTGCGATGTGGCAGTTCGGCTCTGGGTTCGGGCCCGAGACCTGGCCAGCGCAAGCCGACAGGGTGAGAGCGAGAGCTAGTAGGGTGATGAGCTTGTTCATTCGGCGGGTACTTTCGTATGTTTGAGGGCGGGGTGGCTACCTACTGCGACTGCTGCGTACAGTGTCAGTAGCGTCTGCTCGATGTAGGCAGAGCGGCCAGCCGGTTTGCGGAGCTCGTCGAGCGCTGAGGTTGCGGCCTTGGTCAGCCTAAGCTGAACCTTGACCGTGTGGCGCTGGCTCTCGGGGATGCTGGCGCCTGACTTGCGGGGCTTGCTCACGACTTCCGCTCGAGTTCAGCCAACTGTAGGCGAATCTGCTCCTCACGGCGGCGGATCTTCAGGACCTTGGTCATCGGGTCGAAGATGAGGCCACCAACGAAAGGCGAGCGGCTTGACTTGGCGCGGACCTTCTCACGCTTTGCGGCGACTCGGCCGAGCTCGGCGCGTACAGACTCAACGGTGACAGGCTTGGCGAACAGGCTTCGGATGTTGGTGAACATGTTCATGATCCTTTCAGGCGCCGACGGTGTGGGTGTTGATGCGGAAAGGGCGGATGTTCATCGTGCCATCGTCAGCCACGATCTCACGGCCGACGTACGACTTCGCGTCGTCCAGGCTGGCGAAGCACTCCTTGCTCGTGAGCTCGATGCCTTGCGGGTAGAGGAAGGTGACGGTGTAGTAGGTGGTCTTGGTGGCGATGGTGTTGGTCATTTGCTGGGCTCCTCTTTCGTCGCGGCGTGATTGCCTGCTGACTCAGTAGGTATACGCCCGCTGGGATACCAGCGCAAGCCCTCACCACCAGAAATCGACATCGACCATAAGTTCGGCTAGCCGGCCAGCATCCGTTGCAGTCCCGCCACCTCGTCGGCTGTCATGATCCCCACGAACCTGCTCGACAGCATCCAGTCTGCCCAGCGGGAGAGCTGGCTAGGGGTCGCTCGGGGGTTGAGGTAGGGCGAGGTCATACTGGGTCAAATCTGACCTGGGTCATCTGAGACCCGTGCGCGCGGGAGGGCAGCACGATTCGGCAAGATCGTGGCACGCCATCCAATCCCACATTTCCTGACATTACCATATATCACCTTCCACTGTACCTATTTGCCTTAGTGCACTCAGTGCACCCCAGTGCACCCTGTTTCCGTAAAACCCTCCACACGAGAGATATATGAGAAAGTTTCCTGAAACTGACTGCACTGCTATGCACTGCCTGCACTGAGCCATCTTCTCATTCTCCGAACTCGCTCTTGCGTCGTACCCCTAATACCTTCCGTTTCCCGTTAGTTGCCGTGTATTTAGCTCCTCTGTCCTCAATCGCTTTCTGGAACGCTTTCCGGCCCAGTGTTTTCTTGACGCCTTCCTCCTTTGCCCACTGGTCGTAAGCCAATCTGATTTCTTTTGGGGTCGAATCTGCATCGGGATGGAAGACAAGCTCGCCTTCGATGAAGTCCCGGATGGGGTCCATCTCCTCTTGGTACTCCTTGGTGCTCTGCTCGATTGCCGGAGCAGAACCGAGCCCCTCCGCTTGCCACTTGGTGAACCCAGCGACCGCCCATGCGAGCACGGCTGCGCGGCATGTTGGGTCGTTTTTGAGCTGGCGCTTGATGCTCTTGTCCTGCTGCTCTTTCGGGATGACGTGGTTGAACGGGATGCGGCGCATTCGAGCCCACATGCCCTCGTCCCCCGATCTAATTGCTGGCGAATCGTTAGCCGCGAACCATAAGGTGAATGTCGGCTGAATCGTGACCTCTGCCTCATATTTGGCAGCCGCCGTAACAGCGTCGCCACCGGTTACCGACTTGATTAGCGCCTCGTCGAACTTGGACCCCTCCTTGAATTCTACGGCCGTCACCAGACGAGAGCCGGCAAGGCGGACGAGATCTCCCCGGTTGCCTCCTGTCTGAGCCTGAACGAGCCAGGTGTCTGGAGATGTCGCCATGTGATAATCCCCGAGCATGGCCCCGAGAGCATCTATCAGCGTCGACTTGGCCGACCCAGGAGGACCGTAGGTAAAGAATAGAGCTCGCTCTGTAGCTTCGCCGTGAATCGCGTATCCAGCGGCGCGCTGGATGTAGTCCATCAGCGACTGGTCGCCGGCCGTAGAATCGGCTAGGAACTTCTCCCACACTGAACTACGGGATAGCCTGTCGTATGAGCATGGACAGAGCTTGGTGATCAGGTCTGCCTGGTCGTGAGGCTTTAGCTTCCCTGTTGATAGATCGACCGTACCGTTTTCGCAGTTCAGCAATAGTGGATTTGCATCCAGCTCCTCGAGCGCCACCGGGATCCCGTCTTCTGACTGGGCCAGACGGAGCATATTGGCGATCGCGCTGGCCTTCTCAGAGTTACGGGCATGCGTGCTCAACTGGTACCGCTCGTCCGTATCTTTGTGCTTTGCCGCCTCGGCATATAGGTCACGAACGACCATCTTGGCCATCCGCTCGATCCGCCCGTTTTCATCCCAGGCCCAGCGGCTTTTGCTCCAGATAAGCCACTTCTTGCGCCCATGGCAGTAGCGGACGGCACCTTTCCAGCGCCTAGCAAATCGCTCAGCGTTCCCTAGATCCGTGCAGAGCATCCCCATCAGCGCCTCGGCTGAGCCAGGGACAACCTTACGGCGCTTTGCCGCCCCAATCGGAGTCACGTTGTCATCGGTCACCGAGGTGCCGCCTGGATCAGTACGACCTTCTCGTGATTAAAGAGGAAGACTTCTTCCTCGGTTAGAATGCGGTCACAGAAAAACCCCAGGCTTACTTTACTGTAGTCTTGCCGTAGCTTTTCTCGGTACCCCTTGAGCTGACGGATTACAGCCCCGGCGCTCCATTGCTCGAAATTGCTCTTCACCTCGACAATGAGAGCCCATTTCCCGCCTTCCTGATGGTGGCGCATGCGTGCCACGACATCAGCGTACAGAGGCCCTAGTGGCATCTCCGTCTCTGTCAGCATCTCATTATCTGGATGCAGAGGAGGAGCGATCTCGACCAACACCGCCGGTAGAGATTTTAGAACCACGTAGACCAATTGGTCATGCGTGAGCCATTCGTTTTTCGGACGCATCACGCGGCCTCTGTCTGCTCGGTCGCCTTCTGCTTAGCCTTCACCCGATTCAGCTTCTCAGCTACGGCGAGGCGGATTGCCCCGGTGATCGTAGTCTTGAGACGGGCGGCCAGCTCTTGGAGCTGAACAAGGTCTTCTTGTTTCTGTCGGATGTTTAACTGGAGTCTAGGCGCTTTCATCGGGAGTCTAGCTCTACACTGGCTAGACGCTCAGGTCAATAGTGCCCCGTAGAAATCCGTCACAGTGAGTCGCATGTTAGCCCACACGCGCGGCATCCACATTGCTACCACCAGGCGCATGGACAAACGCTACGCCCCCGTTCTCGTCATCGCCGGCTTCTGGGGTCTCGCTCAGGTGGCCAGATTCTCGCTCGTACTGCGCAAGCTAGGCACACGTGGGCCGCTCGTCGAGCCGTTGGCTAGGCGGTTACTGTGGACTGTTTCCCGCTCCACAGGGGCGGATAGCCACGGCTAGCGAGCCTGATTCTTAGGTACGATGCGCACCGAGATCCCGTGAGCCACTGCGCGCCTGATCATGTCCAGCGTGCCTGCGCTGCATCCGTCCCAGAATGCTAAGCAAAGGTCAGCCCCTAGCTCCGCCATCCGTAGGTTTCTAGCCGGTCCTGCACTCGGGCCTCGAGACCAGTCAGCCGGGTGGCGCTCCTCGATGCAGTGCCCCATTGGGCTATTAGCGAAGCGACTCGCGTAGTAGTCGGCTCCAGTCGGGCATGCGCCATGGACAATCATCAGCGGCCCCTTTGCGCTTACAAGCTGGTTAAGTCGGACTGAGATGATATTCGGGTCAGCCCAATCTCTGCAGCCGCAAACGATGACCCTCACAAACAGACTCGCTCATGCCGGCGATCGCGATAGATGAACATCTCCACCCTGAACGCCGGTTCCTCCTCATAGCTCTCCCCACACGCACACTTCCCAACCCGCGGGCGCCTATCCGTTATTCCGAAGCACTCCTCGCAATGCGCCTCCTTAGTTAGCTCCGCCCTCCTGTTCCGCTCGCGAGCATTCAGGCACAGCCGGCACTTCGCGCTTCGAACGACTCTGCCGCGTCCCTTCTGCTTCAACCTAAACTCACCAATCGGCTTGGTCCGCTTGCATTGGATGCAGCATCGTTCCGTGATGCCGCGCTCCGTTTCCAGTCGCTTTTCTCGGGCTTCTGCCTGGACGCAGCCGCACGACGGGATGACTCCAGCGCGATCGCTACGAAGCCGGTCCCACGACACAATGCAGTCCGCGCCACAGTCGCAGTGGCAATGCCATCGCGACTGGTTTCCGGCGAACGTGGCGCGACTTGTCACGAGGAGTCGGCCGTGACGCTCGCCAGTTCGATCTATGGCTTTACGGTGGGGAAGAGGCGATAGGAGAAAACTCATTTTGATAGAACGCCTTCGGTTATACGCATGGCCATGGTTCGTAGCTCCTGTTGAACCCCTTCAGATCGGTAAACGCGCCCCGCTTCGGTAACGTCTGCTTGCAACAAACACAGCGCGTAGGTAGAAGTCGCAACGTGGCTCAGCGCGCGTAGATACGTTTCGGTGAGGTCCTCCAAAAAGAGAGCCTTCCGTTGCGGATCGTCAGGTAAGCCGAGCGCATCGGTAAGAGTCGCGAGGTCGGTTGCTGCCCAGCGATCCACAGCGTGAGCTGCTGCTTTCCCGGTACGCATCACCAGGTCAGCGGCGCGTTTCTTTGCTGAGTCTTCCATCACAGCCCTACCTCCGTCCACTCAGGCTCATCATCGACCTTCACCATCCTCCGCGCAGCCCTCTCCGTCATGTCCACCACCTCGCCAGCCCACGGCTCCGCAGTTGACACAACGCGAACCGGATACTCCACACCCGGGTCGAACCCGAGCACGCGACAGTGGCTGCCATCCGAGCACCGGTATAGCCCTGGCGGCAGGCTTGAGCGGGCTGCGTCGATATCGCGAAGCTTTGGTTTGCGGCTGGTCATCGCTGCCCCCACTTACCGACAATGCGACCATGGAGACGCACGCCATGAAACCTGGGTCGCTTCACTTCCCTGGGCCATAACTGGTCAACTATCGCTCCCCTGTCGAACGGGTTGGTTTTCGCACGTAGAGCCAGATCGCTGATGGTTAGACGGACCACGTGCTCATCCCGTATCGGGTCACGCCAAGTCTCTACGCTCGACCAGCCTTCGAACATGCGAAACAGTAGTTCGTTGGATTGAATCATCTCTCCACCTTTCCAGCCTCTTTCGCCTTCGCTTGCAGCCGCCTGTGCAGCCTAGTTAGCATCCACTCGCAAGACCACGCGGCCTGCGTCCGTGTTCCAGCCCACACCACGCCAATACCAAAGTCGATCTGCATCGCGAGAGTCGTTGCCATCACGCTCTTGGGTTGCGCCATCGAGCGATAGGCACCAGCCCAGATGTCATCGGCTGAACCCTCGACTATCAGCGCCTTGTATTGGTACTGAGATAGGCGCCGCATGCACTCCCAGAAGCGGTCACGCTCCTTCGACGCGCATGACATCACGAGATCCGGGATCGACTTGCGCTCAATTGCCGCGATGTCTGTCGCTCCTTTCAAGCTATAATCCGACGTTGGCAGCGATACCCCTAGTTCGACGAGAACAGCGGGCGAGAACTTCCATGGTAGTTGCTCACGAGAATCTACCAATATGCAGGGTCGCTCGGCGGGGGCTCTCATTCGGGCCAGTCCAACTTGAGCGCTTTGGATTCCTGCTCAGCCTCATCGAGGCGTTCCGCTAGCCGTTCGCATTCATCGTCAAGCTCCACATTGCGCTGCAGCGAGCATCTTAGATCTTCCTTCAGCCTCGCCACCTCGGCGCGCAGTTCGGCAGTCTCGATCGCCAGCTGCTCGCGGATAGCCTCGTCGCGCGCAGCAATCAGCGGGATGGCAGTGCTCGGTTCGTATTGCTCCTCCCACCTGGGGCCATAGACACATTCGCGACGGATGCGCACGGCGAACCGAACCGGAGAATCAATCTTCACGGCTTCACCTGCGCCAGCGCATCGTTGAACGCCTCGCCAAAGTCTCCACCGAACCCGTACACCCTTCGGCCTAGCGCCTTGTTGTGCAGGACGACTCGAGTTTCGCGAACGACAGGAAGCGCATTCATCTTCCAGTCGCCACGTACTTTGTAGCTAGCCCCCATCACATGCCAGCCCTTTGCCAGCAATGCATCAAGCTCGCGGACTTCGGATGGGTCGCGGTCGGCTTCGGGATCCATGGTGGCGTCGTCGTAACGGGGTTCGCTCATCGGGTTGAACTGGGTCATTTCACGCTCTCCTTTGCTAACTCGTTCATTTCTCGGGCAACCCAGGCCCAGTCACGAACCAGCGTCTGGTCTTCCGGAGACCCGCCGTCGCTGCCCACTACCCGCACCTGTTTGCCATCGACAAACTCGACCAGGTAATACACAAAATCGTCACTGCTAACGCCCCACATCTCGGCCAGCTCGGCGGACAAATCATCCTGGTACAGGATACGGAATCGCCCGATAGCCTTCTGCGCCTCGTATTCTTTGACTGACATGCCCATGGTCGAATCAAGGTAGCGCCACGCGCTGAGCAAGTCAATCCACTTGCATGCTTTTGTATGCCGTGCCATGGTGCATCCCGATGAAGACACAGGAAATGTGGAAGCTACAGGTACGAATCACCCCGGCCCTGCGCGACCGGCTGCTAGCCCTATCTGCCTCCGAGGCCCGCTCGCTGAAGACGATCGCGACCCGGGCGCTCGAGCGGGAGCTGGCAATCGCGGAAGTTTCGAGCCAGAAAAGGCCGAAGCGCGAAAAAAAGTCACGGGGGGCTTGACTGTGTATCCACGTGGGTACATATTGGTTGGGTCGACGCGATTGGCGGCGGCGTTGAAGGAGATTGGGCGAATGGCGAAAGTCACTAAGTACAGTTTGCACGTGGCCGGTAAGGTGCGAGTCGTTGAAGCGCTCACGCCGCAACGCGCGGTCTACTTGGCTCACGAATGGGCCGGTGAAATGGGTGTGCATCCGGCTCAGGTGCTGGTGTACCCGGACACGCGCATTGACAACGACTACTGACCTCCGCGTCCTGCTCGTCACCCTCACCGGTCGCGAGCAGTGCCGGGCGCCAGTGCCGAAAGTGAAACATGTTCACCCCAGTAGAAAACAAGCCCCTCTGTGACCGATGTTGCAACGATGACCGCGACGGCGCGCTGCAAGCCCGCGGCGATATGCTGCTGTGCCAGGCTTGCTTCGAGGGGTGGCTCGGGATTTGCGATGCCTGTGGTGCCGAGGTTCCGGAGTTAAGTCTGGTCGATGACACCCGTATAGAGGGGGAGCGCCTCTGTCGCGATTGCGTGAGGGATGCGTGCTCGTTCGAGATTAGCTGAAAGGATTACGACCAATGTCGAAACAAACGAAAGCGCAACTGGCTGAGGCTCGGTATCTGGCCGCTGAGGCGTTGGCTAGGCTGCAAGGGGTTTGCAAATGAGGATCGTGGCGATTATCGTGGTCGGGCTGCTGTGTCTGGCGTTCGCTGCCGCTATTTCAGCGGGTCTCGGATTCGGCGCGTCGTGGGTATTGTCGTATTTCGGGGTAGCTGTACCCTGGTACGTGTGCTCGGTGGCGCTGTTCATTCTCGGATCGATCTTCGGCAGCGGAGCGAGGGCGTCGTCGTGAGCCGCGATACGGATCCATGCCCGCCGCCTGATACTGTCGGCTTCTTTGTTGGGCCCGATGGCGAGCCGGTTACATTCGCTCAGGCGAAGGCGTCGTTTCAGTCGATGCAATTCCCCGGTGGCCCCATCGCCATCTCGAAACCGACGCGCGCCGACCTGCTGCTTTCCTGTCGCCAATGGTCCGATGCTGTACGTGACGCCATCGTCGACTGTGAGGAGGATGGCCGCGTGCTGGCGAAGCTCGAGCGACTGAATGCTGTACTGGCTGAGCTGAAGGAGATGGGCTGATGGTTGATGTATTGCTTTCTAGATTCACTCCGCGCCTGCAGAATGCGGCTGGCGTCGCGCTGGCCACTGGCGATCTGATCCGATACAAACTTAAGGATGGCTCGATTGTGGACACCACAGTCGTCAGTCGCCGGATGCAGCACGAAAACGGCGCGTTCGGTTGGGAGTGTGTGTTTGCTGACACCGGGCAACTCGGTTTCGCCGACGAGCTTCGTGTGATCGACTGGAGCGGGAAGACATGACACCACTCGAAGCCGACTTGGCCGAATCAGTGGCGTGGATTCACGAGAACAATAAGCGACGCCGCGCCGGTATCGCGAAACCGCTGCCGAAGCCGATTATTCTGGTGGCGTGGCAGCTGCCTACATCGTATGAGCTTGCGTCTGTAGGCTCGCAACTTGATGCATTGGTGACGAGATGACCGCAGCGAACCTAGCAAAAGTACCCTCATCCCAATTAGTCTCTCCTCCCGAGGCCTCCGTCGTCGAGATGGTGCTGACAGGAGGGGACCTATCCAAGCTCACCAGCGCCCAGCGCGTGAGCTACCTGAATGCCCTGTGCGAGTCGCTCGGCCTCAATCCGCTCACCCGCCCCTTCGAACTTCTGCAGCTAAATGGGAAATGGGTTGTCTACGCTCGCCGGGACTGCACCGACCAGCTGCGCAAAATCCACAAGGTCAGCGTCCGGGTGGTGAGCCGCGAGAACGTCAACGACCTGCTCGTGGTGACGACGCAAGCCACGACGCCTGACGGTCGCGTCGACGAGAGCATCGGCGCCGTTTCCATTGCTGGCCTCCGAGGCGAGAACCTGGCCAATGCCATGATGAAGGCCGACACGAAAGCGAAGCGCCGCGTGACGCTAAGCATCTGCGGGCTGGGGTTCGTGGACGAGAGCGAGGTCGAGTCGATTCCGGGAGCGAAGGTGGTGCCGTTTTCTCAGGAGCTTCCGCGCATCGATCCGCATGATGACGGTGGCGAATATCCGGACGCTGACGGTAGCTCTTTCCACCCGCTACTTGACCAACTGCACCGCTGCGAGGCGCTACTCGAGCAATGTGACAGCTACGACAAGACGCTAGCCCTGCGTACGATTCTCGGCAGCAAGGCCAAGCAATCGGAGCTAACAAAGGCGATACAGGCCGCAAAGGAGGCACGGCTCATCACCCCCGAGCAGCACAAGGAACTCAGCCGAATTTGGCAGAAGGTCAACCGCCAGGTCGAAAAGCTCGAGGTGAGCCTTAAGCCTGACGTAACGGCGTCGTTCATTGACCCGGAGCCTGAGGTTGATCCGGCTGAAGCTTGGGACCGAGGTGCACAGTGACCCCATCGGTTAAAGAGGCGCTGGAGGCTCTGGCGGAATGGGAGCCAGACGGCGACCGTGAGCTAGACGCCTTCCTGTTTGTGAAGGCTCACCTCGAGGCGCAGGCGGCTGAGGCTGCATGCTGGCTGGTGATTGAGGAGTGGCAACTGCATCCCATGAAGCGCGCACAGCTCACTCTAGGCGTGGGCCGGTTCGTGATCACGCTGGTAACCAGCGACGCCTATTACAACGCGAAAGAGACCGATTGCGCGGGCTCCACCCGCCTAGAAGCCCTCCAAGCCGCAGCCGAGTGGATCAAGAAAGAAGGCTCGAAGTGAGCGACAACCTCAAAAACACTATCTATACGGCTGCTTTCACCAGCGCCGCCTGCTTCTCATTATGGCAAGGGCATCTGGCCGGCTGTATTGCTTGTGGAGCATTCACACTGATGGCCGCCTTGACCTTGGTGGCTACGACATGACCACCGACTCAACCCCCACCGTAAAGGTGGACCCGCTGCTCAAGGCGCTGCTGGAGCTGTATGTGGCGGCTAAGAAGTGCGACCCCGCGCTGACTGACATGGCCCTCGAGGAGCCAGGGTTCAGTATCGCGCGGGCAGTCGAGCGCGTAACCGATGCCATTCGCTCCGCACAAGAGAAGCCATGACTGCAGACTCTACCCCCACCGTAAAGGTGGACATCGAGGAGCTGGAGGCGCTGGCCCGCGCTAGCGATGAGACGTGGGATGCGCTCAGGGGTAAAGGCGGATACGATTGCTGGTGGACCGAAAGCGAACTGAACAGGATGCTCGATGGGAACGAGGCGGATTGCGACTTCATCTCCGCGCTAAGCCCTACCGTCGTGCTCGCCCTCATCGCCGAGGTACGCGCTAGCCGGGCTGGTGCTACCCATGTCGGCTCGTGCGCGGGTTGCTTCTTTGCTGAGGCTGAGCTGCTGGATGCGCTGCGTGACGGGGCCGAAGCTGGTGAGCCGGCGGAAAAGCTACTCAAGCGTGTGCTGCGCGACGCTCACCGCCAACGCCATCCCCACCAAGGAGCGAGCCGTGACCGAGAAGGCTGACTGGGAGAAGGCTTGGGAGCGCGATTACCCTGTATATGCCAAGGAGGCTAACGAGCCTTACGGGCGCCACACCTACGCGCTGTCTTACGACGACGGTCGCGAGGCCTTTCAAGCCGGCTACCTCGCCGCCGCCGAACGATCCCCGGCTGTGCCTGGCGTGGTGACGAGGGAGCATCGGCAGGCTGCGCTGCTGGTCGTCTATCCCGGCACTAATAAGTCACCCGCTGAGGAGCTGTGGTTGCTAACGGGAGAGTCCTCTGATTCGGGCGGCTCTAGCGTACAGATCTTTTTGCCCCGTGTAGCCCAAGCAATCGCCGACGCCGAAGCGCGCGGCGCCTCCCGAGTCGAGGAGCTGACGGCTGAGGCGTGTCCAGACTGCGGTGCGGAGTGCTTGCCAATAAAGGTGAACCGGGTTCTCGAACTATTCGGCAGCAGCGCGCCCTATGTCGCGGCTGGCCGACAGTGTGTTTCCTGTGGAATGCAGCTGTTTGGTGCCGATGCGGATAGTGCGGCGAGTGAGGCTCAGTACAAGCTATGCTGCAGGGCGTTGCGGCGCACAGAGGCTGAGGTTGAGAGGCTGAAGGCCGATTTCAAACAACTAGCGCACCTAGGAAATCTCGCGAGGTCGCGCACGACGGAAGAACAGGATGAGCTGAGCGCTCTACTAAAGAAAGCGGGGCAGCGGTGAGCATATGTCCCCGCTGCCACCCCCAGGAGTGCTGGTGCGGGCCACCGCCTCCAGATGCGCTCATCGGCGCTCTACACGATACCATTCATCCGCCTAGCGGCAGACTCATTGCGTCGACTCATGTGCACAAAAGGAAAGTGATGGCTGAGAAGATTGAGACGGCGAGTGAATTCCTGCGAAAGCTAGGTGATTGGGCTCGTGTGGATTCCCCATTCGGCGGGTACCGAGCGCGCGCCGCGGAGTCGCTGATCGATAAGCGCGACTCCGCCATCACAGCCGCCGCCGAGCTTCGGGGTCGGCTGGCGATGCTGGATGAGCTTGTTGCGTTCGACAAGACAGCGCTCGCTGAACTCCGCGAAGTGCCGAGTGCCACGTCGGCGAATGCGGAATCTAGCGACGACTTTTCTGACTGGAGCGTACCGGTCGATTCACACGCTAATTGCAAAGCCGCCCTCGCCGCCTCAGAAGCCCGCGTTCTGGAGCTGACTGGGGAGCTGGCTTGGGAGAAAGCGTGGGACCTGAACCGCAAGGCCGACATGCAGGCGGTTGTTGAGGCGGCGCGCGAGCAGCGCAGAGTGGACCCGGAATCAATCAGCAAAGACCTCGATGCCGCCCTATCAGCCCTCGACGCGCGGGTTGAGCCTGTGACGGAGAGGGAGATTGTGGTGGGGTCGACGTGGCGGCATATTGGGCCCGAGCGATGGGGCGATGTGCGTGTGGAGGGCGTAGGCGGAGGGAAGGTCTGTTACGGTGCCGAGAGAGTTAGTGGGTGCCGGAATATCGGCTACTTCCGGTCGGCTTTCACCCACGTCAGCGACCCCGCCCCTCCAGTCAGCGAGAGCGCTACGAGGGAGGGGTGATGGCGACGATTGAGGAGGACTTCGACTACATAATCAGCACGCTCGTAGACCATGATTGCCCTTTCGAGGCGCGCGCGGCCCTCACCCGCATCCGCGCGGACAGGGGGCACCTGGAGCAGGGTAGCGTGGCGCTGGCTGAAATACTGGAGTCTTGGAGCAAGCGGGCTCCGGCGGCGATGACAGCGACCAGCAAGGCATGGCTCAAAACCGAACGCGCCCGTCAGTCGCGGAAGGATGGGGAGTGATGGCCTGCGCGGCGTGCGGCGCTGGAAAGGTTGAGCGGAAGACTACATTCATGGTCGATGAGCCCGACTGCAGCGGGGAGTTTTTCATCTGCTCCGAATGCTGGTCCGAAGGAGAAAACAACGAGGCCTGGAACGACATGATCGCGGCGCGCATTCAATTACGCGGCAGTAAACCAGCGCGGCCGATTTACCCATGAGTAAGCCGTCACCCAAGCCATTTCGCAAACGGAGCAAGAAATTCCGAGCGTGCGGCTGTGAGCGCAGTTCGTGGCGCACGTGCGTGCATTTGAGCCGAGAGGCTACCTGGCAAACCGAGCCGCCAAAAGCGCGGTGACTCCAGCTACCACGACAAGGACCGTGGCGGTTAGCCACTTTGGCAATCCGCGTACCTTTACCGGGCCAATCTCGACCTCCCCCTCCAGCTTCAGGTCTGGCTGGCTTGGTGTGCCAGCGTTCACGGTGACGTGAAAGTGATGCTCTGGAAGCTGATTCCTAGCTGTGGGCTCTTCCTCGCTGCCGTCGTAGTCAGGCAGTCGCCTCAACAGGTCCTTGGCGATGTCTCGAGCGTCATCAGCAGACTCGATCGCCTGCTCCAAGTCATGCTTGCTACTCGGCGTCGGAGATACCGAGCGCAGCTTCAGCCCTTTCAAGACGTTCGCCATGTTTTCCTAGCTGAGACTCTAGCAGACGGATTTTGCGCTCGCTCTGCGAATGTCGAGAGTTGAAGCTCTCCATATGCCTGAGAATCTCGGCGTTCTGGTCGTGTATTAACCCCAATACGCGGTTCGTCTCGTTTTGCGACGCTACCTGCTCCCGGACTACGCCACCGATGCCCTGGTTCGACTCGGCGAGCGCCTTGATTGCTGTTGCGAGTTGACGCAGCTCGTCAATCTGAGAGTGGGCACGGTTTGGCATGTCGGTCTCGGTTGATGGTTTGACTGCGGTGCCCATGGCGGCTCCTACGGCTGGTCGGTCCATTTCGCCGCCTTAACAGCATCGATAACCTCTCCGGTTAGCTTTGCTCCGGTTAGGTCTGGAGGGACCGTAGAGAGGCTAACGAGGTCCGACAGTTTGATGATTCGATGTAGTCGACGGCTGCCGACATACCATCCGCCAGGTCGATGCTCGAACTTGCTGTTAGCGATCAGCGCGCCGGGCAAGTTGGACGATGACATCCCACCCGCTCCGTAGTTGGCGGTACGCAGATGCTGCGCGTCGCTACCCGGACCGAGCACCACGAATACGTGAGCGTCTTGCCCAAGGCTACCATTCCAAATCTCGCAGATATCACCAGCCTCTGGGCCGCTCCACTCCGGGTCGGTTGGCGCGTCGTGACTGATCGGGCATCCTAGCCCCAGCTCTGCGACGTTCATGCCGACGTGGTAGTGACCGAGCGATTGACGGTTGACCCATTTCTCGCGCACACCGAGCCGCTCAGCGAGCCAATGACCGAGGTCTCCACAGCTGGAGTAGTGGACGCGCATCATGCCAACATCGCGCCCCTCGCAGACTTCCTGATAGACCGCCTCGTCTTTGCTGCGTCCGTGCTCATAACCGCAAGCGTATTCGCAGAGCGCCACCGCACAGTCGCGCCAAGGGCCGATGTCTGTCATTGCTTTGCTAGCGCCTCGTCAATGGCCCTATCAGTCGCCGCATCTGCCGCGTCCGCGATTACAGCTCGCAGCGCCCGCTCGGCAGCCGCCTTCTGGTCCCCGCTCTCCGCGATTCGGTCCAGCAGCTCGATGGCCGCTGGCAGCGCATCCAGCGCAATCTTGCTCAAGGTTCCGCTCAGCGACATTCGGCAGCCTCCTCTTCCTTCCGCCGCTGCTCGCGAAGGGCCGGTGCATCCGGGCACTCAGCGAGCGACGGGTAGTCCTTGCAGGCCTTCAGCGCGGCCGCTGCGTAGCGCGCCTCGATGGCGCTCAGCGTTTTCGCCGGGCAGCTCGGCTGGCAGCTAGCAGCCACAAGGCTAACCCCAATTCCCAGGGCCACGACCAGCGCCTCTGTGGAGCGGGCATTCATTTCCCGGCCTCTAGCTTATTGGCTACCGCTTCTTGCGTTCCGAGAGCGGGCCACGCGTGCACGATCGCGGTGTAGATGACGGGGCCCAGCACTGAAAGAATTGGGCCCGCGTGGAGCGCGTAGTCGTTGAGCGCAATCAATGCGCCAGTGAGCGCTGCCACCGCCGCAGCCGAAAACGCCTGTTTAACTTTGGGTGATAGGGTCGCCATTTTGCCTCAAATCTGCCTTAAGTTCTGCCTTTTGTCCAGTATGTTACGGGAGAAGCGGGAGCAGCGCAGCGCGAAAAGTTGGCTCAAGCAAAGCGTGCCCCGCGTTGACCGGGTGGATCTTGTCAGAGCTGTAGTTTATGAGGTTGTTTGAGTCCCCGTCGGCGCCCATGCCGGCAACTGCCGCAAAGTCGCAGAGTGCGTCGGCGTGGCTAGCCCAGTTAGCGCGGATGTCAGCATTGAACGCGGCGCGTTGCGCATTGAATGTCGCTTGAAAGCCAGGGTTATCGCTCCTAGGGAGCATGGTGCAAATAATGACCTTCCAGCCCTGCGCGCGAGCCGCATCGCATGCGGCATACAGCCCGGCGCCATCGGGGGCTCCGGTGCCATAGAGCGTGTAAGCCACGCCATTGCTGTTCGCCAAGTCGTTTGTCCCTAGGAACGCGACCATGATGTTTTTTACGCGCGACGGGTTGTAGAACGCCATTGCTCGGGTAAGCGTCGAGCCCGGCCGCAGAATATTGGTGACCCCGGTCCCGCCGATCGCGCAGTTCGCCATCTCGATGAGTGGATTCGAGGCGCGCAGATTGGTGATGGCTAGCGGCAGATAGACCGAGCCGTAAGAGGCCGATGTGCCGCGCGTGATTGAGTCGGCAGCCGCAGAGACCAGCGCCCTGTTTAGCGGGTAGGCTGCCGTCATCGTCTGAGCTTCTGCCCAAGACATGAGGGCGAGCTTCTCGTTCGTCGTCACCGTTCGAGCGATCACGAAAGCTTGCGAGACCGAGCCGTAAAGGTAGCCGACACCATTGACGCCGACCCGGAAGATGCCCGGTACCGGAGTGCTGGGGTTTGTCTGGGTGTAGGACTCGCTCGTAGTGACGCCGTTCGCGCGGAGTGTGCACGTCATCCCTCGCGCGGTATACTCGATGGCGATCGTGTTCTGGACCCCAGAGACCAGCTGGAGAGTCGACGGGCTCCAGGTGAAGAGCTGCGAGAAGATGAACAGCGTGGCTCCCGAACTCCAAAGCCCGATCGTCACATTGTCATCACGAAAAATACCCATCGGCGGCCCCGCGAACGAGTTGTCCCGAAGCATCACCGAGACGACGACCGTGCAGGCGTTTTGCGGAATGCCGCCGACATTCGCGCGTTGCATCTGGCAGCCGCCGGCGGCGTCGGACAGGTCGAGCCGAATCGACCCGCTGTCCCGGGTCGGTCGCTCAATGTCCGTCGGAGCGGTCCAGCTCCCAGAAAGCGGCGCCGGCTCGTCGATGCGCCGGATCAGACCAGAGTCGACGGGTATAGTCCCGGCGAGGTCGCTGTACGCCTGTTGCCTGCCGTCCAGCCAAACCGACGGCAGGGTGACAGCAGGGAAGGGGGCGCGGCCGTCGAGTAGCGCGCGGTAGTAGTCAAACAAGACCTTCGCGCTCGGGGTGATGTTCGCCCCGAGCGCCACGCGCACCTGCTCACGAAGCGCGATGAGCTGCGCCGACTGGACCGAATCGCTCAAGACGTAGCCCAGCCAATCGTCCACGTCCGACGTTGCCGCACCCGACGACGGAGACCAGACGTTCCTGAGCCCCAGCTGCACAGCTAGCGTGCTCAAGACAGAATAGTTCTGTGCGGGCAGCGTCGCCAATCAGACGCCCCACTTCGCGAGCGAGTATGCCGCCAGTTGCGCGCGCTGCGGGGCGGTCGGAGTCCCGATCCACTCGAAAAACTCCGCGATGTCCGCGTTACCGTTGTTGCCGCCGCCAGCGTCGCCATTCAGCGTGATGATGTTGCCAACCTGAGCGGTGTTGCCGCACGGATTGACGCTTGCCCCGGCCCCGTTGGCCTGCACGTAGTCAGACGCCGAATTTGAGCGGTAAACCTCGAGCCTATACCAGGTGCCGAGGGTCAGGTTGTTGGTGAAACCGCCAACTAGGCCGTTGTAGTCGTTGATGCTCGGCCCCGCGCTCACGTAGATGGCGCTCGCGCCGCTGGCGCTGCCAAGCGAGAGCAGGCGAGACGACGGTATGTTGCTCACGAGCCGGAAGACCGCAAATAAGTAGCTGGCCTGCGTGCCCGGCGTTGGCGAAGTGTAGGCCGCGCTGCCGAACGTCGTCGCGTCGAACCGAGCCACCGTCTTGCTGTTCAGGAAGCTCGTGGCGATGGTCGGTCGCTGACCGGCGCCGAAGGTGAAGTTCACGCCGTTGCCGCTTGAGTCCGTCCAGCTACTCGCCAAACCTCCGCCCGCGTCGACCAGCGTGCCGGCGCTGGCGTCGACCCACCAAGCAGGAGCGGAGCCCAGGATAGCGATCGGCCCGCTCACCGCGTAGGTGCTGAAATAGCTCAGCATATCGGTCAGCGTCGGGTTGAAAAAGTCGCAGCTGAACGCCCCGACGAGCGCCTGACGCATGGTGCGATACTGCGTCGTCGTGCCCATGGCCGCGACCGCGTTAGAGTCGCTCGCTAGCGCCGTCCAGAAGTCGACCACATTGGCATCGGTCGGATTGCTGAAGTTGCCCGATAGGACACGGCGAGCAATCTCGCCGGCCAGGAACTGGCGGACGTTCGAGAGGGCTGCCGCTCCCGAAGCATCGGTTAGTAGCTGCTTGAAGAACGCGAGCACGTCTCCGTCTGTCGGGTTCGAAAAGTCGACCGAAAGCGCGCCTCGGAACAGGTCGCGCATCGTACGGTATTGGGAAACGGTGAGCGCCATTTCAGCGGCCGTCCCCGAGCGTGAGTCCGGGTACGCCGCTCGACTTCGTGAGAAACACCCCGCCGCCTGCACCCGCGCAGACCCACACGAGATAGATCGGCTTGTTTGACCCGCTCGGCTGTCCTAGCGCGGGCACACGCACCGTGATGGTCCTGTCCGCTGGGACGAACTCGCCCAGCGTGGCCGCCTGCTGACCGGCCGCGGCTGGTACGGCGGCAACAATGGCTGCGGTCGGACTAGTGCTGAAATAGTACTGGAGCGTTGTGCCGGTTACCGTGATGCGCACAAATTGCCCGATAAACGCGGTCGGGATTGCCGCGTTGCGTGGCGTGGCGTCCGCAGTGAACGCGACAACATCCGTGTTTGCAGTTCCATCTCCGAAAGCGCCCTTTACATCAAAAAACTGTTCCATTGTCTTACCTTTGGCCTGGCGCGTGTGCGCTTGGGAGTGTCATCGATTCGCCAGGCCGCATCGTCGGGCCCTTGAGTCGCGGCATCGCGGGACCACCTTGCGGCTTCTGTCCTTGCTGCAGCGGCTTATCCATTTCGCCGATCGCACTTTGCAGGCCGGCGAATCGCAGACCGAGCGAGCTATCGCCCGGGATTTTCATCACGACCGATACATGCACCCGGCGCGAGTACGGGATTTCGTCCTTGTTCGCCGAGAGATACTGCAGCGTGGTAGTCTGCATCGCCTTGAATGTCTCGGGATAGACCTGCTCGAGCGCCTCGACGGCATCGCTATCTAGCTTCCCGCGAGCGATATCGGCAATCACGGCTTCAGGCTCCATTACCGCGTTGACCTTGCTGAGAAACTTCTGCATTTCCCTCGGTGCTACCGAAGCCTCGCGAGCCAGGGGCGATAGCTGCGAACCGCCGCGTGGTTGTGGGAGCTGGCTAGCAAGGTACGCTTGCGCGCGAAGCAGCTGCTGGCTTAGGGCGCTAGCTACCTCGGGGTATGCCGTCTGAATCTTGCCGGTCGCGTGCACCAGCTGGGCTTGCTGATGCTGGGGGTTCTGCAGCTCCTGAAGGCGCCCGCGGACTTCGGCAAAGTTGGCTTTCAGCTCGGTTTGCGTCGACGGGCGGTAGGGTGCCGGGCGCTCCGCTTCGATCACGGCTCGAGTCGCGGACGGCAGCACCTTTTCGCCGACACCTGACAGTGAGCGAGCTGCGCCGTCGACAAGCGATGTCATGCGTGCGGCGCGTCGAGCAATCTGTGCGGCGATGGCATTGCCCTGCTCGCGTACGATCTTGTTGCCGATCGCGGCCGCCCCGCCGAGCGCCATCGTCGCCAGAGCGCCGGCGTTGCCGCTAGCCATGTGGGTCAGCGCTGCGCCGATGCCGAGCATGTGATCGGTCAGGCTTACGTGCCTGTTCTTGGCGACTCGGCCAGCCTCCTTCTCAGCGGCCTGTTGCATCGAAAGCGCCCCAGCGTAATCGCGGTGCAACTGAGCTACGACGGACCCGTCCTCGCCTGCTGCAGTCAGCGCTTGTGCGGTGGTGTCTTTCAGGAAGTTGTTCGTCAAATCGGACACGCGCTTAAGCGCTGCCTGATTCTTGACAGCGATGGCCTGCATCGACTTGGCAACTCCCTTCGGGTTGAGCTGCGCCTCTAGGTTCTGCTGCCACTCGGTGATGGCCCGATACGTATCCGCAGCCGGAGGCGCCGCAGCAACCGCTGGCTTAATGCTAACTGGCCCTACCTCTTCCGAAATGATATTGCCCTCCGCATCATACGTGCGGATCTTGGCCAGAATCTTATCAGCGCCGGCTTCCTGAGCCGCCAGCAGCCGGTGCCGCCCGTCGTTCAGATGGATCTGCCCATCCGCCTCAATGTGCACAGATACCGGCTTAAATGGCTGGCTATCGTTCATCGTTGGACGCTTGCCCAGCGCTATCGCCTGAGCCTCTTCCGGAGTCGCTCCGGCATATCCTTCGCGTAACACGCGCATGTCGCGCATGCTCCCTGGGTCGCGGTTGAAATCGGCATTCTCTACGCCGAGCTCGTTCACCCTTTTCAGCGACGCAGACTCCGCGGATACTTCTTCGCCGCCAACCTCGGCAATTTTCTGCCGCAAAAGCTTCAGCTCGCGCTCTGCCGCTCGAGCCTGGCTCATGGCTCCAGACACGCCCTGCTTTCGCAGTGACTTTACAAGCGCGTCGCCATCGGCGAGCAGTTTCTCAACGTCAGGCGCTACGGTCGGATTCGCCTCCATAATCGCGGCCGCTTTCTCGCGAGTGGCGCCAATCTCCGCGCCGATATCGCGCCGCAATTGCCCGATGTTGTCAGCGATGTCTTGAGGCTTTGTCGATGCCTCAAACACGGTCTTCCCGGCATTCGGGCCCTCAGCGATCTTGCGCTCGAGAAGCATCCCCGCGCTGGCATCTTTCCAGCCCTCAGCGACCTCGCGAGACTGACCCTTTCCGACATTCTCGAAGTCGCGACCCAGCTGTTTGCGGGCAAATCCAGTTGCCATCTCATCCAGCTTTTCGCTGGTCGGAAGCTTCCCAAGAACGGCACCGCCGAGTTCTCCAGCAGCCCCGATCCCAGCGCCCAGGACACCGCCGAACAGCGCTCCTTGCCCCATGCCGGCTGCTAGAGCTTCGGTTGTGAGCGGGTCACCCTTGAGTGCAGAATCCGATAGCGTCTGTCCCGCGCCGAAGATAGCGCCCTCAGTCGCCCCAGAAGCCCCGAGGCTGATGGCCTTGGACGCAACCCGTCCAGCTAGCGAGCTACCGACACCAGCCGCCTCTAATCCTCCAGATGCCAGCCCACCGACAGCCTCACCGACCGCGCCGACTGCGCGCATTGGCGCCCCCAGCACCTTGCCAGCGGTAGCCAGTCCTGATCCGATACCAGCAGCCGCACTGCCAGCCTCAGCGCCCTCAGCTAGCGCTGCTCCACCACCAGTTAGCAACGCAGGGGCAACAATCCCAGCCGCCTCGCCAGCGCCCGAGCTGATGGGGTTCTGTCGCTTAAGAGCTTCAAGTGAAGAAGCCGCCTCCTCGCCACCGATGGCTCGAGCCGCAACATCTGACAGACCTAATGACGCCGCTCGTGCAGCGCCGGCCCCGAAAGCCTTTGCCTCATTGCCGAAGCCCCTGCCGTAGACGCGCTTTTCATTGATGGCCGCCACCTCTTCGGGCGCCAGCACCTTGACGCCCGGATGAGCGGCATCCTCGGGAGCGACCGTGATAAGCCGACCCTCGCTCGAGCGCGCAAGTATCTTGGCTCCCTGCTGGAAGAACGCATTTCCGCTAGCGACTGCCGCCGGCACATCTTGCGGCGCAATCGCCTTGCCGTCTGCCGTGTAGGCCTGCGGCTGAACGAGGGGCGCGTCAGCCATTATTCGGTAATCTCCTGCGCAGAGTCAGGCAGGTCGTTCTCGGTCTCGTCCGGGGCATCGCTGCCGCCGCTACCCTTGCCCGCCGGGGCTAGGAACTTCTTCTGATTTCGGATCTCATCCTCCATTTGGCGCTTCAGCTCATCGAGCTTCGCGGCAGCAGACGGGTTTCGAAAGAACGCGGTCGGATTGCCGATCATTTCGTGCATCATATCTTTGGTAGCCTGCTGGAAGGTAGCCACGCCGATCGCGTCGTGAGCCTTGAACGTCAGGCCGCCAGCAAGAGTCTTCGCGCGCTCCTCGTCCTCACTGCCCCACGTGCGCGAGCTTGCGTCTTTCGTTAGCTGTTGCAGGCGAGCGATATCCTCAATTGCACCGTGAGCGCTGCGAACAATCTTCTGTGATTGCGTCTTCTCTCTTGAGTTGCCGGCGAGACGCACAGAGCCATCGGGGAATCGAACCGCGAGAGGGGAGGCGTCTGCAGACTTGAGCGGCTTTCCGTTAACGTCCGTGTTGCCCTCGAGGTAATCGAGACCCTTCTTTGCCTCAGCAGCTTTCTTGATTCGAGCGAACGGGTCATTCCCGCCACCGCCACCGGTCATCGAGAGCTTCGCGGTCACATGAGCGCCGGCCAATTGCTGGGCTTGAGCTTGCAATTGTTCGCGCTTGAGCTGGCTATCCTGTAGCGCTAACTGGGCCTGACCGAGAGCGTCTTGTGTGCCGATTTGCTCGGCGGTGTTTTTGACCAGCGCATCCTTCGCGGCAAGCGCCTGGAGCTGCAAATTAGTCCGAGCAAGCTCGGGGCTGCCGTACGTTGCCAGCGCATCTTTGTAGGCGTTGTTCGCTAGCGAAGCCTTGTCCTTCGCTGCGTTGTAAGACTGGATCTGGTCGTTCGTCCAGCGATCAATCATCTGGTTGACCATCCTATCGCCCTGATTTTCGCCACCCGTTCGGAGCGCAAGCTGTCCACCGAAAATCATGGCCACGCCAGCGGCGAGACGAACGCCGACGCCCTTGTCCTTCCAGAACTGGTCGACCTGTTTTGGCTTCGCGTTTGCTAGCTCATCTTGCGCCGTTTGAGACTTCGTGTTGAGTCGCTGGATCTCGGCGTCGATGGCCTGGCGGCGCTTGATTTGGTCCTGAACATTGAGGGCTTGTTGTCGCTCGAGTTCCGCTTGCTGTTCGAGATAGTCACCCTTGTGTAGCGCCTGGTCCTCGAGGGAGTTGCTTGTCGACTGGTCGAGCTCGTCTTGGCGCCTCTTGATGTCCTCAGCCAGCGCGGGGTCTACGCGACCAGGCTCGTTGTATTCGCGAGTTTCGCCAGTCACCGCGAGCTTCGGGCGGCCACCACCGCCGCCGCCTCCACCATTCTTGATGTAGTCGGCGAACAAGGGATCCATACCGCCGGCCTCTGGCGTTTCCGCTTGTCGTTTCTTGCCGGCGCCGACCTGCACCAAATCGGGAGGCTTCGGCGGGCCTCCGGCTTCCCCTGGTAGGCGCACATCGAACTTACTAGCCGGCGCCGTTTCATGTGAAACAGACTTCGGCGGAGCGAGCAACTGCTGAGCGACAACGCGCGGATCCGGAGGAGGCGGCTTCTCGGCGTAGACGCCAGCGCCCGTCATGGTGTCCACTGGGCCACCCCCAATGCCAGCCACAGCGTCAGGCGATTTCGACATGCTGTAGGGGTTGCTCATCTCGGGGGGCGCAAGAGCTGGCGCCTGCGAGGCATCCGGCTGCAGACCTTGCGCGAGCGCATCCTGCTCGGACATCGGCACGACCATGCTAGCGCCATCGTCTCTCGTGACGCTAAGCAGGCCCGGTTGCAGTGTGCGAAATGTAGCCACTCAGTAGCCCGCCTGGGTTTGCGGATAGAGTCCCGCCTGGTATGGCGCCGGCTGGGCCTGTCCGCCGCCCATTGCCTCGAGTTGCTGAATCTTGCGCTGCAGCTCGCTGATGGCCGCGGTATTGGTCATCGTGAGGCGCGGCGTATCGACTTGGAGCCCATGTCTGGTGTCGTGCACCGCTGGAGCCGCGGCCGTCTTGAGCAGGTCCTGAGCCATCGGACCCACCTGTCGGCCAGGGACAGCGCCGGGGGCGCTCGGGTCCTTGTAGTTGTAGGCGTACCCCTTGGCTGCCGTCAGATCTACAGCCGGCCGCGGAGCCCCGCCTTGGCTCACATAGGCCTGATCTAGTGAAGCGGTGTCGGGCTTCTGAGGCGCGAACGAAGCTGTCGGCGGCCCCTGAAGAGCAGCTAATTGGGACTCGAGCTCGCGAATCCTGGTCTTACTGTGCGCATCACTGGCCACGAATGGGGTGGTGGAGATCGGCGCCGTTCGTTGTTGGGCGGCCATCGCGGGCGCCACTGACGATTGGTAAGGACGCCCCGGGTTAACCGCAGGCGCCGGGGCGGCGCGCTGTCCTGCTAGAAACGAAAGTAGCGACGACTGTGAAGCGCTCGGCCCAAACCCCGCGTTATTACGTCGGTTCAACGTATCCGCTCCGAGCTGCTGGTCGAGCGAGTGGTAGTAGTTCGCGCCGTTGATTTGGTTGAGATAACTTTGCGCCGCAGAAGGCGTCGGTGGAGGGCGATGGATTGTGGTTGCCTGTTGAAATGCTCCAGGATCCTGCCCGGCGGCGGGAGACACCTCCCCTCGAGATATCACCATCCCGGGTTCCGTCACTATCGCCTGCGGGCTGCCAGCGGGCACGAACCCGCCAGCATACCCCTGCTCGATCTGCGGCAGTTCAAGCGGTACGATGTCGGTCTTCTGACGCTCGTCGGAAGCGACGCCGCTCGCGCCCACCTTTGCCGCGTCCTCAACCAACTGTAGTTGGCGGTTTTGCTTCGCGGCAGCCGCTGCATCGTCTGCCTGGTTATTAGCCATCGAAACAGCGGTCTTTGCGCCGCCAAGCGCCATGTTCGCGTTGAGCTGGGCGCCCATGATGTTGTCGTTTCGCTGCGCGCCCGCATTGAACGCGGCCTCACCCATTTGGTTGGCCTGCATCCCGAGATTTTGCTGACTAACGCCAAGATTGTTGTAAATCCCAGTCGTCGCGTTGTTGATTTGCTGCTGGTTCTGGCCAAGCGCCGCGTTTTGAGCCTGAACACCTTCGTTTCCGGTCCGAATCGTGGTCGCCTGGTTGCCGGCCTGCCCCGCGAGCGAACCGCCCTGCCCATAAGCATTGCCGGCCTGCCCAAGCGCACCCGCTTGGAACTGGTTGTAGGCGTTTTGCTCTTGGATCCGGGCAATCGCAGCAGCCTGGTTGGTTTGCTGGCTCAGCGCGGAGTTGTTGAACGCCGCCTGGTTCATTGCCGCCTGCCCGCTGCCTAGCGAGCGCCCCGAGCGCGCCATGCTGAGCTGCTGAGCCATGCCGCCGGCCAGTCCCTGCTGGAGTTGCGCGGCGGCGTAGCTGTCACCCATGGGTCGCGTGCCCAGCGCCTGCAACTGGTTGCCGACTTGGTTGACGTTGCCCATCGCGGCATTGGTCCCGCCGAGAGCTGCTAGCTGAGCTCGCTTGTCGGCGAGCGAGGTCGTGATCTGCGGGCCACCACGCATCTGAGCGGCGTTCGCGATATCGAAATTGCTGTTCGCCTGGTTGTAGAAGGCAGACTCGCGAGCCGCCTGGTCGCTCTGGTGCTGCAGTCCGGTGCTGTAGGCGTTCGCGGCAATGGCGTTCGCGTCGGCTGAGTTGGGTCCGTTGCCGTATTGGAAATTCTGCGGGTCAGGCGCGGCGGTCGGCGTAACCTGCGGCTTTCCCAGGATATTCCCATCCTCTGACGCGTATCTGTAAGCCTCTGAACCGCCGAACGTCCCTGCGGCCGCAGCAATCCGACCTAGATTCCATTTGCCGCCTAAAAATGCCATCAGGTATTCCTACTCAGTGGAGAGACCCGCTTCAGACCTTCGCCTTGCTCATGTTCGAGGGTCATCGCGATCAGCGCGAGCCCTTCGGAAGTGCTCGTCTCATCATACTGCACCCGCACGCTCAAAGCATCCCGAAGCTCCGCATTTCCGAGCGATGTCTCGACGACCGTCAGGTCACCGATCTGCGCGTCGCCGGCTGCGAGAGTAAAGAAACGCTGCGACGTGTACGATCCGAATTCTGTGGTTTTGGTAATGCTCAACAGGCACCCCGATCGCACCTCAGCCAGCAGGTCAACCTTGCTGATGACGCCCTGCGAGAGCACGCCGAACGGTCGCATGTCACCGGTTCGAAGCTCCATTTGGATCGGGGTGTTGTTGGCGTCCGAATAGACACCATTGGACGCCTGAAGCCCGTTCGCGCCGGTCGTCGCCCCAAATTGCGCGATTTCTCCGCCGATCCATTGCCCAATCCCGCACGGCGCGGTCCCATTTCCGGCTGAATCTACGTAATTGTCTACGCCCCACGACTTGTGCGCCATGTCGTACACGATTCGGATCCCCTGGGTCCCGCTCGTGTTGGAACACGTCCAAAGAACGCTCTGCTCTTGCTGCTTTGTGATGGTCGTCACGCCGGTGATAATCGGGAAAGCCTGCAGCGAGGTCATCACGTTATCGCCAGCGGGCACCGGGGAGCCAAAGCCACGAGGCAGCAAATAAAGGCCGCGTGAGGTCTGAAAGAAGCAGCCGTCATCGATTACCTTGACGCTGCGCGGCTCGATGCAGCCGAGTTCGTATGGCATTCGAGTCAGGTTGCCGAAGTCGCCCAGCCCGTCGTCAGTTGGACCGTCCCCGCTCGCGATGTAGATGCCTTCCGCGGTGAACATCACCAGCACGTCGAGCCAGGCGATCCCTGTGCAAGGGGCCGGAAGCACAATACGAAATGCGTCATTGTCAGCGAAGCTCGGGGACTGGTCGCCAAAGATGAGCTTGCTGGCTTGAATCACGTCCGGGCGCATTAGGCCGCCAAGGAACAGGCGTTGCCCGCCCACGCAGCCGAAGCGCGCTGGAGGAGGGAACGAATTGGCAAGCGTTTGCCCCACCTGGACGTACAGCTCCTTGTTGCCCCGGATGCTTACGTCCGATGCCTGGTCAACGATGGTGTAAATCCCCTGACCGCCGTCGATGACTGACGCCAAGTAGTAGGTCTGGTCATTCGAAAGCGTGCGGTAAATCTCGAGCTGGCAGCTTGTGCGCGCCGATAGCGGCAAGCCGCTGACAGCAATGGTGACCTGTGTCTGCCCGGGCCCCATCGTGACCTTTCGCGGCGTCGCTGGGGCTGATATCTCCACACGACCAAGGCTGGTGCGAGACACGTAGACGGCGGTGTAATAGTAGTCAGAGGAGGCGGTCATCGCTCCGCCGCCCGCTGGAGTTCCGGTGCCGAACTGAGGTGCGGCGATGTATCCTTGCTCAACGCATCCGCGGTCGTCCACCCTAGTAAGCGCACCCATCGGGATAAACGATGACGAATCCGCGTAGATTGGCACAAGCGAGCGGGACTGCGCAGCGTCAGAGTAATGCGTCGCCTGCAGCGTCCTGAATTCGTGCCCGATAGTTACTGATCCTGGGATGGCGAAGTAGGTAGGCACCGTACACGCGAACACCGCTGAAGTACCGAGTTGGGCCACGGTCGGCGCACCGCGCAAATCGGCTCCGGTCGTGAGCAAGCCATCGCTCACCACATAATCCTGCACTGACATCTCGATTGGCAGAGAGATGTTGCTGTTAGAGGAGAACGAGTTTGGTAGCGGGAGCCGAAGTAGCGTCGCATATGCAGGGCCGCTCGTAGCTGTCTCGGTCCAAATGTAGACCTCGGTCCCCGCCTGAAACGGGAGCGAGATTGGGTACGCCCCGAATGAGGTCACCGTTATGATTTGTGCAGTGCCGGTAGCGTCAACATCCCGCACAAAGAATGAACCGAACTTAGGGTTCCCGGTGTACGAGGCGCCGAACACAGCGCGCACTCCGCCACCTCCGATGCCCAAAACTGTAGATCGGTATGACAGCAGCGGCTTAGACGAGACTGTCGCGGTGAGCACACCGGTCCCAATGGCCGCGCCGAGTCCAGCCGGGAATACTGCTACCTTGGTTGACGTGGTAGCGGGGGCACCGTACCCGACATAGATGCCGTTCGTATTGCCGAGCACAGTGCATTCGGTCGCGATTTCGCCAATTGTCCGCGTCGCAGCAATAGCCCAAGTGGCGACTGTCACTAGGTCCACGATTAGATTCGCTGCTGTTCGCGTGTACGTCACCAGGAACTGCGTTGAGCTATACGAGCTCGCGTCGTAGGACGTGATCGATGCCGCGGGGACGATTGCGGTCTCAGCGCCAAAACGGCCAGCGAGCGATGTGAGAAGGCGCCCCATGATCGCCGTAGTCGCAGCTCCGGACGTGTACAGGTATGTTAGGACCACCTGATTGCCGGCCACAATCAGCTTGGGGTAGGTAATTCCGCCGAAGCCATTCAATGCGGGCGCGAAGTCCTGCATGAACACCAGCGTCTGGTCGGCTGGGTCTGTCGCGACGACACGAATCATCTGGTCGCCGAGCCCGGTCTGCTGCACAAATTGAACAGCCGTCCACAGGTACCCGAGCGCGTAACAGCTAGAGCAGGGGGTGGTATTCTGCCCCTGCAGAGACTTGGCTGGCACAGGGAAAAAACTGTTGTTTGGTAGCCATCCGCTAGCCGCGCCGGCCACGCGCACCGTAGGATCCGCACCAATGGAACCGATCGGAAGACCGAGGATCGATAGCGAACGGTCGAAGAATGAGTTGGTTACGCTGTCAAAATTGCTGCATTGGTCATCAACCAAGGCAAACGCGCTGTTGCCGGCTGAGCCTATCGCGCGAGGGCTACCGCCGAGTTGCGCCGTTCCCAACGTCGCGACGCTAAGCGCCGTATGCCCGTAGCGCTTACCCCACCGCGACCCCTTTCGCAGGCGCACGTTGAACGCGATATCCAACTGCGGCATCGGCAGTACCGCGCGCTCGATGCCCTGGTTTTGGCCAGCCGTTAGCAGGTTGTCGTTGATATCCGTGCCTGCCATCACGCCCACCAATCCGAGCCGTCGTAATAAATCCAGTACACGCCGACCGCTGCGTAAGTTTTGCTCGTGGTCGCATTGATTCGACGAGCAACGCCGGCAGCCGAGAACCCACTAGAGAATACGTTCACGTTATTGGCCGCGAAACGCTTGACCACAGCCGACCATCCCGGCGTCTTGTCTGGGGCGGAGAGTGTAACCGTCACGTTTCCCAGATTCGAATCGCAAATAGCAATCTGGCCAGGAAGTACAGACGCAATCGTGTCAGCGACGCTGGTGAACTTGCGCGGTGCTAGCGCCGGCTGATACGTCGCGCGAATGTCGTCAGTCTCGGCTTTTACGTTACCCTCGAACGTGCTGAGTTGAGACGATAGGCGGCTGGCGCTCTCGGTGATGAACTGGTGGATCTGCTTGAGCATTCAGATCCACCGCCGATCGCCGACCCATTCCCCGATGAAGCTGTCCGGATTCACGTCGACAATACGCGGTGGCATGTTTGCCGAACGCTGGTCAGCGAGCCCCTTGATGCGCTCATGCTCCTCCGCGTAGCGCTGCGTAAGAAACCCAGGCGACTTGTCTGCTGCCATCCGCAGATCGAGCGCCGCGCCAAGCGCAACCAGTACCTCCCAGCCGTTCACACCGTCGAATGTCGCGTTGTCATCAGGGAGAGCTACAAATGCAGGGATATACCGAGCCGTGCACGAGACGACTACTGTCGGCGTCGGGAAGAACTCCAGGGTGCTCGCGCTCGCCGTTTGAACACCTCGAAGCCGGTATGCCTTCGGAGACCAACGCGACCACGTTTGCAACCAATTCTGATAATTGCTGCGCTCGTAGACTGAGGTATCTTGGACCGCCTCGATGTTCTGCGCGTCCCAGTTCAGCCGCACGTCGAGCAGCTGATAGAAAGGAGGCGTTAGAGCAGCAAACGAGTAGGTCGGCGTACCGTTCGCGGTGTTGAAGGTGTAGTCGCTGGCGTAGTATTCGTGGCCGCGAGCCGCTACGAGTAGATCGTAAAGGCTCGCGATTCGCAGGTTGATGAGGCTATTCAGGTCCGTGTCAGACACGAACGCATTGGTTCCGCCTGGGTTTTGGTTGCTGTACACCCTGGCGAGCGTGCGCAGCTGCACCAGGGTAATGCTAGCCAATCAGGACTCTCCCTCGGAATCCTCTTCTGACATGCACGACATGGCGATTCGACGAATAATGTCCTTCAATGCCGCGCCATCGCGGTCCTTGATGGCGTTCGTCAGATCCTCGGCGTCGGCATCGCTTTCCTTTTCGCCGCCCTCCTCCGCTGGCCCATCGCCGCCTTTCGGGGCTAGAGCCAACAGAAGCGCGGCTTTGGTGTCTTTGCCGGCCATTACCGATTCGCGATATCGCAGAGGGTAAGCACGCCGCAAAGGAAAATGTTCGCGTTCGCAGCGGGCGGGTCAGCAAGCACGCCGTTGACCAGCGTGAACACGGTGAACGTCGGGGGAGACGCCGGGTTGTATGCCGCGCCGAAGCCAGTCGTTGGACCAGCCTGAGCGTAGCAAGTGGACGCGGCGTTGAGGGTCAGCTCCGCGTAGAATCCGGCTACCAACAGCGCCGTATCCGCGACCGTGAACACATAGGTACCAGTTCCCGTGCGGGATACGCCGGTAACCCACGTATTCAGCGGGTTCGGAGCCAGAGTCGGAGCGTTGCCAGCATCCACGAACGCCTTGAAGTTGATGTCCTTCTGTTGGGCGATGTTCGTGAATCCGGGGTAAAGCCCCTTGTCCATTAGTACTCACCTCGACGCAGGCGAACCGTGGTAATCGAGGCTGGGACAATGACGCCGGCGCCCGCTTTCGCGATGTTGATGAACAGGTTCGCGCCGGGCAGCAGCGCAATGTTTGCGCCTGTGACCACCGTGAAGTTCTTCGCGATGAGAGCCGCCCAGTTGCCTGAGTCGGCGATCGTGGTCGTGAGCGTCAACGCAATGCCGGTAGCGCCAGCCGCCGCGTTGTCGGTCTTGATCGTGATGGTAGCGAAGTTGGTGTTGTCAGCCGTCAGAGTGCCGGCCGTAGCGACAATCTTCGCGGACTGCACATAGAGCGTGAAGTCGTATGGGTTGTTGAAGATGATCGTATCGGCCGTCGCCGTGCCCGCCGCGCCGTCTGCCGCTTTCGTGAATGGCGGAGCGAACACGTCGAACGCCTGGTTGACAACGGGCTCGAGCACCGAGGTGCCAGGGAGCGGACCGCCGCCGCGGCCTACACCGAGCGACCCGTCCACGCCCTTCATGAAATCGCCAATATTTGACATGTTACAGCGTCCCCACGATGGCTCGCGCCGGTTCTGCGTTTTCGAAGTTCATGTAGCAGCCGTACCGGAATTGGTAATCGTCGCTACCGGGGTTGCGAAGGAACATCTTGATCCCGTCAACATCGAGCAGCATCGGCACATCGCCAGCACTGCGCATCGTCCACGTGCTCGGGTCGAGAGCCCAAGCGAAGCCACGCGGGATCCAGGTCTCAGAAAACACATTCATGTTTCCGACCGCCGACTGCAGAGTCAGCGCGTTGTAGCCGATCTTCACGCCGCTAACGTCCACGTCGATCGACTTGAAGGTACTCTGCTCCTTGAACGCATCACGCATGTCCAAGGGGTTCATGAACACCGTTTTGATACCGGTGAGCCCGTTCTGCTTGGCCTCCGCGCCCATATCGATTAGCGTTTGCTGCTTCGGTTGTCCAGTGCCGAGCACGCGCCAACCGGACAGGAAGTTGAGGTCGCCCGCGGTGAAGCGGTTGACGCCAAGGAACGAGTCCGAGACGGTCGGGTCGACCTGCGGAGCCCATGCCGGGATGCCGCTGGGGTAGCCCGCATAATCGCCCGAGCGGAAGAGATAGCTGGAAGTAGTAAGGCCCGGGATTTGGTTCCAGTTGCCTGAAGCCAAGGTCAGCGACGTGGTGCCGGTAGCCGCGTTCAGTCGCTGGACCTGACCGAGCTGAACCTGAATGCCTGCGCCGAGCACGCCAGCGGAACCCGAGTAGCCGTCGTCCACCGCGGCTTGCACAAACATGTTCTTGAAGAACGCATTTGCATCGACGCGCGAGGTGAGCGTAACCGTCGAGGTCGCGAGATTAGAGGTCGTCGCGATTTGCCCGCGAGCACCGCCACCGTTACCCCAGGCCGCGCGGCTCAGGGTTACGCCGAAAGCCTCGAGAGCGCGATCCATCGTGTGTCGAACGATATCGACGATGGCGCCTTTCTTGTCGCGACCGGCAAAGATGGTCTCACCGTCGATGCTGCCAACCTCATACAGCTTCTTGCGGGGAAGCTGAAAACGGACCTCTTGGGTGCTACCCTGGTTCGCGATTGCGGTAGCGATTGAGCTCGATCCGCCGGAGCCGGGAGCGATGCTGACAACAACGTACTTGGCACCTTGGCCGTAAAACGTCGTGTCTTTCTTCATCGAGCCTAGGAGATACGATTCTCCATAAAGGGGCTTCGAGATGCCGTCCGGGTAAAGGACCTTGAAGATGTTTGGTGCACTTGCAATGGATTCTGCGATTGCCATTCGGGAGCCTTTTTCAGCGCCCGACGATTGGCCTCGCTACATCCCAAAGTTCGCGAACAAGCCCATTCGTTCGAACGCCTCGATTGCTGCCGCCTGCCTCTCGGTTTCGCTCAAACTGCGATTAGTCGCGGCTGGCTCGCTCGAGAGCGATGACGGTAGCGTCCTTGGAGTCGATTGCTGAGATGGCGCGCTAGGCACCGTCACGGGCTTCGCAATTCGCTCAGGGTTCCCGGCCTGACCTGCCACTGGGGCAGCAGCTCCTCTGTTTCCGTTCGGTTGGCCATTGGCGCCGCCGGTACGCTGGAGCAACTCGTAATGAGATCGGATCTCGGTTTCGACCATATCACAAGCGGCCCGCAGGTCAAGTGGCTGCCCAGTTTGCTGGTAATGCTGCTGGCGAATGTCAACGATTCTCGCGTCAACAAGCGCCGGTTGCTCAGAAGCGAGAGAGCTCACATAGGGTAGGTCGGTGTAGGACTTAGCCTGCTCCAGCTGGGCCACTCGCGCCTGGTAGATTTGTTGGTCGATCTGCGCTTCGGTTTGCTGGGCGACTTCGGCTTCCTTTTGAGCTTTCAGTGCTTCGACCTCGCGGCGTAGCTCCAGGACCTCGGCCGGCACCTCCTTGGTTGGTGGCTTTCCGGTAGCGAGGTGGGTCGCGACCTTGCGCCAGTACTCTTGCGGGTCGGTCGATCCGGTCAGCTTGGCGATTGCATCGGTGAACTTGCCCGGGTCGCCCGAGCCGATATCGGCTACCAGCGCATTGATTAGCTGCTGTTGCTGTTGGAGCTGCGCCTTCTCGGACAGGACCTGGGCTTTGGTGCCCTTGAACTTGGACTCGCGCCGCTCGACTTCTGCCCGCGCATTGTGAGCCGCTTGGCGGATCTTGAGGGCCTCTTTGACTTGAGCTCGCAGTAGCGTAGCCCGCTCCTGGATCACCTTCGGGTCACGAAGCGCCTCATCGCTAAATAGGGACTCGTCGAGGGGGTCAACGAAACCCGCCGGCGGGGCCTTTGTGGCGGCTGCCGGGGTCTCGGCCGGAGCGGCTTCGACGCTGGGCGTAACCGAGGCGGCGTTTTGCTCAATGGCTTGTTCGATGATCTCGTCGGCTACGGTCATTCGTCAGACTCCAGGGCCTTGATTGCGGCAAGCAACTTTGGAAGTTCTTTCTCCAGCGCATCAGTCTCAGCTATTCTCTGAGCAACAAGCGATGCACGGTCCTGCAGGCTGCGCTTTAGAGTCACGATTTGACTTTCTGGCCGCGCCGCCTGTTGAGACCACTGTTGAAGCTGCTGGTTATGTTGGGAATTACCGAGCTGCCCAATTACAGAGGAAGCGTATTGCGCGGCCTGTTGGCTCTTCTTTAATTCGTCGTCGTTCATTGCGTTCCTTGGGGTGGCGGCATGTTCAGTGGAGGCACCCCGCCCGCGTCAGGCGGCGGCACGGCAGCGGCCGCATTCAGCGCCTGCACATTGGCGCCAGCCGGAGCCTGGTTGGCGGCGGCAGTGCCTTGCGTAATCGTGGCGTCGACCAGCTCAAGCCACTGGGTCAGCGCGTTCACGCTCTTCCAGTTGTCGGGCTCGTCGACCTGAAGCTCGTTCAGTCGCTGGATGCCGAGCTGTTTGGCCAGCTGTAAATCCATGTACGGCGTCGGCTGCTCTAGCTCGGTAACCTCGCCGCTCTCGATGATGCTCTGCAAGCAACGCTGGACGTTCTGCTCCATGGCCGCTCGATTGCCCATGAGTGCCTTGATGTCCGGCGCATCGATGGCGTCGAAGTACTTCTCCGGCGGGAACAGCCCCTTCTCGACCATATCAGCAATCTGGTCTGCGCGCTGAGCCGGATCCTGCTTGAACAGGTTCGTCGGCCATAGCTTCAACATGAAGAAGTTGCTGAGGCGAATGTCCTTCCACCGTTGGCGAATGAGCTTCTGGTCTTTCTCGAAAACGACCTCGAATTCCGTGTCGTTCTCTGCAAGTTCGTCGAAGCACCGCACAATGTTCTTGTAGCAGTCGAGGTGAAACTCCTCCCATGCCTGGAACTCGTCCGTGTGACGCATGCTCTCGGTGTCCGCGAGGAACGCCATGCCCGGCTCGTGATTGATGCCCTGCGGCTTCTGAGCCTTCATCGACATCTCGCTTACGCCGCGCTGGTCACGCATCCACTGCATGAGCATCTGGGTGCGCTGCAGCAGGTCGGTCGGAACCGCAGGCACGTTCTCCACCTGAACAGCAGTAGCGGCCGAGCCCTTGACCTGGTAGATGTTGTCCGGGTTGTTGTTCATCGAGGCCGGGTTAAGCCCCGAGTCTTTCGAAACAAACGTACGCGGCACCGCGTGCTTGCGGATGATCTGATTGATGCGCGTGTTCCATCGGTTTACTTCGATCTGGGCGGTGGCCAGAATCTCGGGCTCTCCACGCCCCCAATAAGAACCCGGAACGAAGTTGGGTTTGAACCAGGCAACCGGGAAATGGTCATGAGGCCACGGCACGTCGACAAGCTCAATCGCCTCACCGTCATCTCCGCCGTCGAGAGCCACGACATGGCGGCCGTCGTGTTTTGCACGTACTGTTCGAGTGCCGTCTTCATTCTTTCCCCAAACCTTATTGTCGTCCAAGTCGACACGCCCGCTCGGCAAGTGCCAGGCCTTGTATATGACGACCTGGTCACTCAGCTTGGAAGCGTCGCGCATGTCATCGTTGGTGTCCTTCCAGTTGGCGGCCTGCGCGTTCTTGACGGCATCGCGCACCATGGAAGAAGCAGAGGCTAAAAACGAAAGGAGCACACCTCTGTCAATCAGAAGCCTCGCGAATTTCTGCCGTGGCTCGCCGTGCTGGGCCTCGCGCTTGCTCACGAAGAAGTTCCAGCACCACACCGGGGTAGCCACGATGCGAGAGTTCGCGCAGTCAGCGAACCATTCGACGCCGCCACCCTCGAAAATGTACCCAGCCATCGCCACGCCGCGGAGCTTTCGCCCTTGCAGCTTCTGTTGGTACATCACCCCGTCGCAAGCGCGCTGCATGGCCTCTGCGCGTTGCTTCGTGTCGGTGTCCGCGCCATCCGTGACGAACATCGGACGGACCCGGTTCTTCAGTATGGTGTTGACCTTCGTATCCGTGATCGCTTGGATGCCGTTCTCGACGCCCGCCTCTGTAAGTACATCCACGAGGCCGAGCGGATTCGAGTTGCTGCCACGAAGGTTATGGCGAGTAGAACCGAGGTAAAGAGCAAGTGAATCCTCCGCGAGTGAGATGCGCTCCTCACCCTGTTTGCTGTACAGCTCGCGACCTAGGCGCACCACTTCGGCGGCAGGCTGGGGCTGGTTATACCAGAGCGTTATGGTTGGCTCAGGCACGCGGTTTGGCCTTTCCAGAGCGGATGGCTGCAGCGATGACATCCTCATTCATTCGACACGCACGCCTAAGTGCGTCGTCGTCCCAGACGGGAAGCTCTGTAACCGCATAATAATCGTGCGTTGACGAGCGATGCCGAAGCTCGTAACCGTCAATGACGGGAGACTTGTTCACGCCTATAGTGACGTTTCCACTGGACATGACGATGGCACGGCGCGTGATATCAGCGATTCTCTCATCCATTGCCAACCCCTGCTAGCTTTAGAGCATGTGACCTGCAGTAGCCGGGCACGATGGGGCTATTCGCCGGGTCGCCGCAGGACCCGTAGGCGCATACGCCGGGCGGCTTCTCTTCGTTAGGAGCTTCTGGCTCGTCGAAGGATGGGGGCGCCGGGATGGTGTCGAGCAATTCAAGCTCGGCAGCTTCTCCAGATTCCGTAAACACAGCCCGCCGCACGCCATGCGCCCGCATCCAGCCTACGCGCTCAGAGCTAATCGGGCTAACCGCCTCGTCGCGCCACGCTTTCGATGCGCTCATACCTGGTACCCCGTCAGTCTGTTAGCCGCCCCTGAGTCCCACGTCTGTTGCTGCGATTGCAGGTACGCGATCCATCGCTGTTCGTCATCGCGGTCGTCCACAACCTCAGGCGCTGGCTGCGCAGGTAGCAACTGGGCGCCCAGCAACATGGCAGCACCGTAGTCACAGTGTCTCCCGTCGCTCGTCTTGATGAGCACGACTTGGCTACCTCCCGCCGCCCTCGGCCGAGTCCGAATCGCAATCAAATCGGTCTTCAGTTGGCTCACGTTCGGGATCGTCATGAGCTTCTCGGCGAACAGATGCCGCAGGCTTTGGATTGCAACGTCATCGTTCCTTGTGGCGAGCTTCAGAGAGAAGCCGCAATTGGTCAGCTCGGCGATGTCCGAGAGGTGGTCGTAACCTGCCTGGTCAGTCACACATTCGGCCAAGTCGAACTGGCGTAGTTCCTCATCGATCTCTGGCAGTACAGCGGAAGCCTTGAGCGGGGACGAGCGCGAGCCGATCCACTCACGAGCTACGCACACCTCGAAGCCCCCGAGCGGGCGCGTGCCGATGATTACCAGCGTCCAGCCGTTGCCGCGCGTCGCGGGGTCGATTACGGCCACGTACCCCTGCCCCGCCGTTCGTCCGATGCGTTCGTCGCTGCGAGTGCAAGCCGTCACGTTCACAGAGGCTAAAAGTGCGGAGATGGGGTCGGCGAACCGCGACATGACATCCGCCTCGTAAGCGCGGTCGTCGGCCTTGCGGATGCGCTCGCAGTACTCCGGCGTATAGAGCTCGGGGCGGAGCATCGGCCCGGTTGCCAGCATAACCACAAGGTCGGCGCCAGGCTTACCGTGGCGCTCGGTGACGTAGTTGAACACTGGGCCTCGAGGCGCCCACAAGCTGCCGACCAAATCAATCTGTGCCCCTTTGCGCATGCGAGCTCGGATGGCCGACAGGGCGTCGTCTAGGTTCACTACGCCTTCATCTTCGCCAACCATGCGCGGCGCTTCGTCCGCGATAAATCCGAGCAGCCAGCGCGAGACGAGTGTCTTTCCAGCTCGAGCGCCAGCTACCACCTTGATCTCAACCGGCCAGCCCGAGTAATTGCGAATGGTCACGCTACCGTTTTGCGGCGGCTTCACGATGAGCTGCGCCAGCATCGGCGACGAGAGCAGGGCGCCCTCTAGCTTGCTGAAGGTCTCTCGGGCTTTGTCGAGGTCGACGGAAAGAATGGCAACGCGCGGCACCTCGCCCGGAGCAAGCCCAGAGCAATCGCCGAGGTAAGCGTTCCTGAGAGCCTTAGCCGCCACAATTGTGGATTTTCCACACCGAACAGCAGCTCCGAGTACGAGCATGTCTGGAGCTTCCGATGGAAGAGCAGCAACTGCGGAAGACCCGCCAAGCATGGTAACAACGTCGGGGTCATGAGCTAACTCCTCCAGTGGCTCGCCAGTCATCACGCGGCAGATGGCTCGCTGGACTCGGCTGATGCCAGTCATGCCGAAACCGGCCGGCGACGCAATGAGCTGCTCGAGGTTCAAGCTTCCACCCTCAGAGCTACATCGTAAACCATGGGTTCCGGCTTGACGCGGTAGGACTCCTGCTCATCACAGGCACTTTCCGCAAACTTTCCACCACAGTTACTTCCCGGGAATGCGCTAACAAGACGGCGCTGGGAGGTAGCGACCCTCCCTTCAAACAGGTACTTGTTTTCCCTGTCCGGGTACGATGCAGCTCTCAAGGCGGAAGCGGTTATGGTCACGTGGCGCGAACCAATCCGAGCCGCTCGAGACGCTCAGCGTCTAAGTATTCCGCTCGCCGCTCGCGAATCGCTTGCTCGATCAGCTGAACAGTATGCAACCCCGCAAGCTGTCTAGAGAACGGCTCGC